AATTGGAACAACAACAATTAATCCGTTGGTTGCATACACACCAACACCCCAAGAGTATTCAGTTGGATATATAACCAGATACTTCCTAAAAAAATGCAATGAAGATTTGATATATGAAGTAGATGTCACTCAATATACTAATCAATTAAAAAATGTTATAGATTCACATTTATACATAAGTGCTACGATTACATGGTTTATAACAGGCGAGACCGTTGATGTCACAACCAACAATGTAAAAACTAGAGGAGTTATATCAAAAAACAGGCAATCAATCCGTAACACCGAAAATCAAATGCCGGGCATTACTAGATTATTAAAAAATCTATTACAATATTATACAGATACAGATTATGTAGTACCACGCGATATCAACAAAAATTAATTTGGTTATTACATTATTATTTCTTATATTTAATGTATGATACTAGATCATGCATATGAAATCGACGCTGTATTTGATTATATCAAAGATAAAAAAACTTTATTGGTTCCAATCTTATGTAGTCCCACATTGCATGCATCAATTAACTCAGTTTGTGCAATATACATATATACTCAAGATGATATTGAACGTATAATTCCTATTCAGCATACAGAACAGTTAACTGGCTTTAACGAACATCTACAACGGTTTCTCCAATTAGAGAATATCTTTGTGCATGATAAAAAAGCCTGGCTTCAAATCGGAGGAAACGCCAATGTACTGGATATTAAGACATTGTGGTGGTACACGTATGGCGAAGCATACAATGAATCACATTACCCAACATCGGCTCATACATTTTATTGGAGAAGACATCCATCGTTAATAAAAATTAATAATATCATACCTTTGCAAAAACATTTAGAAATGTGTCAAAAAATACGACACTATGCTTGGCCAATGTGTATGAATGCAAAACTAGATGACTCATATCTTAAATTTAATTACACCTATCCAGAAGTTTATTCGCAGATTGAGTCAAATGGATTATGTGTTACTGATGAATTCAGAATGCCTGATATCCGCACAGATACTTTTGTGTATTCACAATATAATTATCATACATCCACCGGACGTCCTAGCAATGCTTATCGCGGATTCAATTTTGCGGCAATGAACAAGGAAGATGGAACTAGGTCTGCATTTGTTTCTAGATTTGAAAAGGGTGCATTGTTTGAAATGGACTTTGATGCATACCACGTACGGTTGATTGCAAAATTAATAGGATATGAATTACCAGCCAATTCAATACATACATATTTTGGTAAATTTTATTTTGATACAAAAGAGTTGGATGCAGACCAATACGAACAAAGCAAGCAAATAACATTTCGTTTATTATATGGTGGTATTGATAAAGAATTTTTAGAAATTCCATTCTTTCACAAAGTAAATGATTTTGTATACGAATTATGGAATAAATGTAAACAACGTAGCTATGTTGAAACTCCTATATTAAAAAGAAAAATATACAAAGATAGTATTACTAATATCACAGCAAATAAATTATTTAATTATTATTTACAGGCACTCGAAACTGAGGTATCAACTCCAAAACTGCAACAAGTATTAGAATATTTAAACGGATTTGAATCTAAATTAATATTATACACATATGATAGTATATTATTAGATGTAGATTACTCGGAAGCTAAACAAATATTACCTGAAATTATAAATATTATGCAACGTGGCAAATTTCCTGTAAAATGTAAAGTTGGTGATATTTATTCTAAAATGAGTAGTATTACATTATGACAATAGAATCTATATTAACCGAATGGCGTTACAGACTAAAAAAGGGATATCCAGAAACTCATTCTGATTATAATATTCTCCGAGATGTTCTTACCGAAATGACTGCATTATCTGAAACAGATAAAAATATGATTGTGCAAAGATCAATGGGGTTAACTGAAGATGAACCAATTGATGAACCACAAACAACTTCAATTGATTTCTCAGAAATAGGATTGCCGGCAGATATTGTACGACAAGTACAAATACAATATAATACATTATCAGAAGGTGAAAAAACAGAATTCAAAAAAAATTATCGAGTACATACAATTGAATCATTTGTAGACAGCGGGTATAAAGCATTTGAAAAATTCTTTATGGTTAATGTTGGTGGTGCTCGTGGTGGTATGGGTAATGGTGAGATTTCTGTACTATTAGGGGTTGCTGATTCAAAACCAGGCGGTACTGCACAACATGATATTGTTATGCCAACTGGTGAGTTCGAAGTAAAAGAATTAAAAGATGCTAAGTTTGATCCGGCAAAAGCTGGCGCTGCTTCTAATTTTGCATTAACCGAAAAAATAAAATCTTTTTATAAAGATATTGTTGATCCAATTAATCATATTGGTGATCCATATGAACAATTAAAACATTTAGTTAATCCAAAATCTTATGATGATCTGAAACGATTAGTAATGATATTTGAGACTAGATTCTCAGAAGCAATTGATGTTGATAAATTATCATCAATGGAATGGAAAAAAACTGCATTTCATAATTGGTACGAAGGATTTCGTGAACTACATAAAATATTCCATGGTTCGGAATTAGATTCCAATGTTACAGATACTAGATTAACATTGGATGTTGATGGTAACAAAGAAAGTTTTTGGATTGATGATGATGATGTTAATGATATTAGACAAAAGGCTGGGAGCAATGATACTGCCGATATATATATAGGTGATCCTGTAACTAATACAAATAATAATATAACAATTTGGTTCAATCGTATCGAACGAAATGAATTCATTACAAATCCAGAAACGTTTATATCAGAATTAAATATAATTAAATCTAGCTTTTTTAATGAAATATTAGGTTTAATTTGGTACGATCATAGAAATCCAGTACCACATATCGGCAATCCAACTGATTTTGTAATTGATACTTTATCACAAGGACGTTATAGATTTGTAAAAAAATTAGTACCTGCCAATAACGGTTATTCATTTATAGAACATCAATCGTAAGGACATGAATTGAAAACACAATTACTATGCACATTCGCACATAAATCAGACTTAAACATTGTAACTGATTACATACAACAAAGCTACGTCATACCAGAACAACGAATATTTGTGTTTGCAAATGCTAATGCAGGAGATAATTTGTATTGTACTTATAATGCAGATGCAGGAACACGCAGAGGACAAAACACAATAAGTATTCACCGTAAAAAAGAAACCAATACCCTATACACCGTTAATGCACTTAATCAAATAATAAAGGCAGTTAATAACGGTGTGGTAGATAAATCGTACCAATTGGATTGGAGTATGTATCAAAATTCATTTATACTTACCGATGAAGCAGGATACCGAATAATTGATTTGATATTTTTCAAGAAAATAACTTGGAATTGATATTTATATATAAGTAAAAAAACTTAACAATTAACTTTGAATTCACCCATTAATTATCTATATTATAATTAATAAATAAATAAATAATAAATTAATAAAAAAACAAAAAATTATGGCGTTAGACTTAACAGCAATCAAAAACAAGCTCACCCAGTTGAATAAACAGGATGACAAAAAACAAAATTTATGGAAACCTGAAGCAGGAAAAACTAGGGTGCGCATTGTTCCATATATACACCGTAAAGACAATCCGTTTTTAGAATTGTATTTCCATTATGATATCGCAAAGCGTTCAATGTTATCACCAATTACATTTGGTAACTCTGACCCAATCGTTGAATTCGCAGAAAAACTTAAGAAAACTGGCGATAAAGATGAATGGTTAATGGGTAGAAAAATTGAACCTAAAATGAGAACTTATGTACCTGTTATCGTCCGCGGTAAAGAGTCCGACGGAGTTAAATTTTGGGGATTTGGAAAACAAATTTACACTGAATTATTATCAATAGTATCAGACGATGATTATGGCGATATCACTGACTTAATGACCGGCAGAGATATCGATGTAGAATTTACACCAGCTGCATCAGCTGATGCTTTTCCTAAAACTACTATCCGAGTAAAACCAAATGCAACCGCAGCAACTGAAGATAAAGCAATTGCCGAAAAAATTATGAATCAGCCATTAATTACTGATATATTTCCTGAGCCTACATATGAAGAATTAGAGAAAGCATTAGCAGAATGGATGAATCCAGAAAATGCAGATGATGTTGTAACAGAAGAGCCTAGCAACAAAGTTACTACTAAAACAACAAAACCAGAAACTGAAAAAGTAACTGATGTTGCATCCGCATTCAATGATTTATTCAATTCATAATTAAATTAAAGGTCGCTTATAATGGCAAAAAGTAACAAGACTAGGCTAGAACTGGAAGACAGTTTAGCAAATACATTAGCTGATAGTATCAACAAGCAATTTAAAGGGCAAGCATTAAAAACTGCTTTCTTTTTAGATGGCGATGATGATGCCCCTAGCAATGTTAAGGATTGGATATCTACCGGATGCGATACATTAGACCTAGCAATTTCAAATCGACCGAACGGAGGATTCCCAGTAGGTCGTATTACTGAAATTACTGGCTTAGAAGCATCGGGTAAATCTTTGTTAGCATCTCACGCATTAGCAGAAACTCAAAAGCGGGGCGGTTTAGCAGTATATATTGATACTGAAGCGGCATCGAGTGCTGAGTTTTTAACTGCAATTGGTTGTGATTTAAAAACAATGTTATATGTACCATTAGAAACTATTGAAGAAATCTTTGAAACGATTGAAACTATAGTTGAAGGTGTACGTAAATCAAATAAAGATAGATTAGTTACAATCGTAGTAGATTCAGTAATGGGTGCTTCAACTAAAATTGAAATGGCAGCTGAATATGATAAAGATGGGTATGCAACTAGTAAATCAATTATTTTATCAAAGGCAATGCGTAAAGTAACCAATTGGATT